TATCCTGGTCGCCATCTTCTGGTCGCCAGAATGTGTCATTGGAGTTATTATCTCCACGTAGTGACGAGAGCTTTTCTCTCATCTTGTCTAAATTGATACCCATTTTTATCTCCTTATAGTTGGGTTAAAGTACGATCAGCCAATATCCTGATCGTCTAGTAGTTCTTTGTATGATTGTACCATAGATGAATACTTAATGCAATAACAATATTTCTGTTCGTAGGTGGTTTTAAATACGCCATACGAAACGTTAAGATTGTCACCAACACGAGACTTCACAAAGTTGTTGATCTTTCTGAACAGTGTGCCGTCGTTCCTCAAGTCTTCCTCTCCAATACCATAATAGTATACCACGTCACGAACGCTTGTCAAGGGGTAAAACCACTTTTCTTTATGTTTGCGCTCGTCATCGTCTTCCATATCCACGATACCAAGAGTACAAATGCGGCTAATATCAGCGGGATGGATAAAGTTGCCAATCACCGGCTCGGTGTGCTTAAAAACATTAATCATATGGATCGTGTTGACGATGGCCTGATTCAATGTGTCGTAATAACCAATTATAGACATATCACCAATGCTCTTTTGAAGAGCTGGGTTTGATACTAATATAAGGTTTTCTAGTATGCCCGAGCGAGCGTACTCTTGTAAGACGTTTCCTACTATTTTTTCTTGCTTCTTTTGGTTTTCGCTCATAATTGAGAGATCACTCTCAATATACAAAACCGTGAGGCGATTGCTCTTAAGCTGTTCCAATAGTCGAAGTGTACCCCCAGAAATTGTGCCAGCGCCTGCCACCACCACCATCACATCTTCGTTGGTGAACTTAAGCTTGCGCTTGAGGTTAGGAAAGCTTTCATCATAATCTTCGTGGCTCTTTTTGCTACGAATGGTAATGGTAGCACTGTCGTGTGTGTCTATCCCATGAGTTTCATATTGGGGGAATTTAGAAAATGCCTTCGCAATATTACAGCCTGCTTTTCCAAGCCCAACGACTCTCATTCTTCAACCCACTCCAAAATATATCCCATTTCAAATCCACCTTTGGTGGCATACTTAGCTACTTTTTGAGCGTTAATGGTGCGAGACCTAATTCCCTGACGATGGCAGATAAACTCCAGGATTTCCTGGATATCTGCTGCTTCTTCGGCACAGGGGTTTTCAATAAACTCTTCCACCTCTTCTCGCAACTTGTTGAAAGCATACTGACGCAACTTCATGGCATCCACCTGGCTTACTTGAAAGCCTTTGTTCTCGCGTTCGATTATTTCTGGAATACGATCCCTAACGAGTTTGTGATATAATAGCTTCTTTTTCATAGTCTGAGTTCCTTGAGTGCTCCGAGGTTTCTTCCGGCGGAGACGTTAACCTTGAACATATCATAGCGCGTTTTCTTGAATGTGTCAAGCAAATTTAATATTTCGTAGCGATCCTCTTCGGCGAGATCGATGTACACAGCGTCGTGAATAAGAAATGCGATGTGGCTTTTTCTCCCCTTCAAAAGCTCGTAGATTTTGTAAGCCTGCTCGTGCACCATGTCAATTGTGGTGCTTTGAACGATGTAATTGAGGGCATGATGCTCGTCTACGTTCTCTATTATTCTACCATAATCCGTCGTAATTTTTAAGCCATCCCAGTACTTATTCCGCACTAAATCTTTGTTGTAAAGACGCTCTAAGTCCTTGTTTTCGTTGCTGGAATATAACCACGCAAAGGTCTTGACTTTAGCCTCTTCCCGAGTCAGACTGTCATCAAAAATGTTCTTAACGTTCCAATCATGAATGTCGTTTTGGGGCTGTTGTTCCCCCGACAGGGCTAATAACGTCCGCAGCTCGGCAGCGTTAAAATCCAACTCCACAAACCAATCATTGGTGGGCTGCATACATGCTCGAAATTCCTTATTCATGGTAAGAATAGGAAAGCTCTTTGGGTTAGTAGATAATCTTCCTGTAATGGTGCCCCACGGATTATAATCTGATACGTGTCGAACGGTATTGATTGTCCGATGAAAGTTTTGCCCTCGAACAGAACCCAACAGGTGTTGAATGGGTCCCAGATCGATGTGTAGTGCGCGGGATCGAATGTCTGTGAGCATCTCGACGAGATTATACATGAAATCATAGTTCTCCGGTCTTGGGATTGTCTCTAACACATGATGAGTGATGCGATTTTTGGTCTCCAGGTATTGATATAAGAAGTATTCGGGCACCACATCATAAAAACAGTTTTCATCGAGTGAGACACGGGAAGTGTTAAAGGCTTTGAGACACGATTTAAGCGTCTTCTTGATCTTTTCCCAGTCCTCCTTCAAATCCTCCGGGCAAACGTCTGTAATCGTCGCTCCTTGGCTGTAGATGCGCGCTATTTCGTAGTCGTTTCCTAGGAGGTGCGGCGAATAGTCCCAGGTCTCACCCTGGAGGGGCACAAGAGCCCCTGGCTTGAGCATACTATCTGTATAAATTCCTACACACTCTGCTTTAGAGTCCAGTACTTGAAAAAGCAATTCATCCCCTTTAATAAGTGGCGGTTTGTGGTGCGTAGATTGCCTGCGCGATGTCTGCCACTGTGTCTATTATACGGGTTTGGGTGCGGGTGTCAAGAGTTAAATTAATTCTTCTATAATTCTTGGGGTATAAGAAGTCTTTATAGGATGCGTTTATATATTGGAGGATATCAGTGCGTGCTGTAGTGATATCGGGCGTGTTTCGGTATATCTCGTATGCTCGCTTTCTTACTTTCTCCATAGACGGTCCCGACTGTTGAGCTTGATTATACCGCAACTGAATGTAGAGGTCAATTAATTCTTTTGTGTCGAGACCTTCGGTTGCGCCAAGGTCTTCGCGCCGGTATATTATGGTCTCATGGGGTTCGGCACAGTCAGCACGGTAGATGGTTTTTTCTTGCTCGTAAAGAGGATTATTGGCCAATAGTTTTGTGTAAGCTCGCCGGGCGAAGGCTTCCAGGTCATCAAAATCAGTGGCGTATGTCTGAGTGAAGAAGGTGGGAAAAAAGTTATGAGGTGTTATAGGATCACCGTTTTCGGTAAGATAAAAATCGATGTATTTCATGGCGGCAGTCGAAAATAAATCTGCTGTAAGAATCCATGGGGCGTTCTTATCTATAAGGAACCCAAACTTCTTGGCTGCATTCGCGTAAAAACTAAAGTTGGGATCAGCAATAAAATCATCATATTTAACAGAGTCATCTCCAGCGTTCTCTTGAGCTATAGCAATTTTCAACCCTGATCCAAGAGGGCTCACCATATTGGAAACCAAAAAAGTGGTTTTTGTAATAGGCACCTGCTGAGACATCACACGCAAGTATTCAAGAAATGCCGGCTTAAAGTCAGCAAAATTTTTAATTGGGGCAGTGAGGCTTCCTACATAGTTATTAATGAATGCCTGGATGAGAGCGTCTCTGTGCGCTTCCCATTTAGTAGTGGGGTCAATATAGGCAAATCGGGCTTTCAAATTAATGATGGATGTATTCCCTCGTTTATCTAAGCAGTTTGTTATAAAAGCCGTCTGCATGTGCCGTGCAAAAGCAGCGAAGGCGCGCGCAACAAAGCCCAAACAGTAAATGCCAGGAACAGCTGCCGTTTGCATTTCCACCAACTCTCCGAGCTGGGGAATAATAGTATTTTGCGCTGAGTCTACACGACCAAAAAGGTTTTTGTCATACCAAGAATCCAATGGTTTGGCTACTGTGCTGGGATATACAACATCTTCATACATGGCGCGCTGATAAAACTTTGCGCGGGGGGAAAGATCGTTATTCCCTTGGGGGTTTGTTTTCTCCTCTTCCGGATAGAAGGGCATCCATCGGCGGTACGTGGTCATTAGTCTATAGTGTCCAGTGCGTTTGCTCTAGCCCATCTATTATAAGCAACAATAGCATCGGGCATCTGCTCGGCGGTCGTCATCTTTGCCCTCACCGAGATCTCTGTGGCGATCTGCTCCATTTTCGACGCATCGTCGCCAATGGCCTCCCAATTTACCTCCTGCGCCAGATTTGCAGCCCACTGCGCCTCGATGGTCTCGAACAGCACCTCGCGGAGATCTTCCCCGGTGCCGATCGTCATCTCTTCGTAGGTGGTTTCGAACAGACGAATATCGTTGTCAGTCAGCCCTGTTCGCGCCCGTAGAAGGGCATCATCATCTGGACTCAAGCCGCTCGTGTCAACTTCGTCGCTGTCGCTGTCTGCAGTTGCCGTAAAGTTCGCAGGGTCTCCCTTGATATCCATGGCTTCTCCCCCAAACGTTGTCATGCCAACAAGCTTGTTAGCGTCTGATGAAAAATCTTGACCTTCTTGGATGCCGGTGACCGACACATCAAACCCTCCTGCTGAGACCTCGTGGGAAACCTTACTAATTAGATAGTAGCCGCCAATTCCCAAAAGTCGGGCAAAAGTGGGCAACTCCCCTGAGACGGGACCCTGACTTCCTGCTCCTATCGCAACTGGATTAACATACAAATATTGTCCATTGCGATGTAAGTTGTTGCCGATCATGTCAATTTGAGTATTATACAATTCTCTCAACTGAACAGCCGATAGGGCACTCGTTCTGCCAATTCGAGCTTCACGATAATAAGGCATATTCTGACGTTGGAACTGAATCTTCTTTGCAATACCACAGGAAGCTCCAAGATAATAGTGATAAATGCCGTTTTCTAGGTCACTAGTATAGTCGCCCTCACTTGTGGGCTGCGAGTCTACACTATACAACACAATAGATGGAACAACAACGTCTCCTGGTTTTGTGAGTGGTTGGCAGCTCGTCTCGTCTGCCCGGGCTTTGGAGGCTGCGAGCGTATCCACATTAACTACTTTTGAAGTGTACGACTTATCAAAATTAAAAATATTTGTATCAAATCGAAGCTGAAACTTAAGTGCATCATCAAAACAGGTGGAGTTAAAGGATTTGGCAATCAAGGAGGAACACACAGCTTTAATAAACTGAAGAAAGGGATATTTTTCTCGTTGACTTCTGACCACATGATTAACAAACCATTCTTGAAAAAACTCTAACGATATCGGAATCGTCGACAAGTTTGTGGTAAACTTAATCTGGTTGAGACCTCGAAACTTAAGCGGGTTGACATCAGCCATGGCTTTTTTAATAATGGTGTTGGCCGCGGTGCCGCACTTGATATCTACTTCTTTGATTTGAAATGCCAACAAAGGGTCCATCAGTTCCACATTTGCTAGCAGCATCTGAAAGCTGCCGTCAGTTGTTCCATTTTTAGTAACGATGGTACTCAGGTATTGCAGAATGTTATCAATGAAATCCCCTAAATAAAAATATGAAATATCAACTGTATTGCTCGTCAGCTTATCTAGAGTTTTACTAAATTGCAGATCTCTTATCTTCGAAGCCATGTCCTCGTCGGGATTGGAAGAATCGTTAAGCGTCAAATTAACAAGTTGAGATGCATAATCATTCATCCTGTCAAGGTCAGTATTGGTGGGATTTTGCGGAGTGAAGCCAACTGTATACATCTTGCCAGCTACGCGTTTTCGTGCCGCTTTGTCTCGCTGGATCGGGGAAAGATCCTTCAATAGACTAAACTCCTCACGGGGGACCTTGAGAGAATATATTTTGCCGGAGGTATACAGTCCGCATAAAAATCTTTTATATTTTAGAGCCTTTTCTTTTTTTAACAAAGACTCTAACTCCTCTAGAAGTTCCTTTTTTTGCCCACTAAGACGCGTTATATCAGGATCATCTCCTGTAGCATCCGGCTTTTCTTTGAGCACATCAGCAATCTCGTCATTTTTCTTCTCTATCTGTTCTTCCAGTTTTTCAATTGTCTGGTCATATTCGGTACCACCCGTAAAGATATCTGCATTGGGCGCGCGCAAAATACCCGACAAAGATGCCTGGTAATCAATACTGAGACCAACAGAACCGTCTTCATTAAAGGTTAGCTCGTGAGTTGTGTTTTGAAGGTAGAGGGAGATACGTGTACGATCGATAGCATCTTTCAAATCTTTTCCGTAATCAGGATTCTTGCCGCGAGAGGTATCCATCGCGGCCACAAGGTTCTCAAAGCCGGGGGGTGTGCTCCAACCGGCACAAACTTTAATACGAAAGCGTTCTCCTTCATACTTCGAGGTCGCCGCTTCCAAACACCCCGAAGCTACGGCCTTTTCGGGATTGTTTTTTAGTGCTTTTACAGGCTTCTCAAGGAAAGAAGTGCCAGAACCGATAACCAGATCAAGATACCCAGCCTGGTCGGCGCCGGCTTTCAAAGAAGTGTTAAGAGAAAAAAAGTCCTGGATTGTCTGGAAATGGAGGACTAGATTCGCTGAAATATTGTTTTCTACTTCTGCTGGGTTGACGCCGTCTAAGTTCCAACTGAACGATTTAATGCCGGCGCCTGGGAATCGACCGTAATCCTTGTCGGTAATTGCTTGTATGTCCTCCGGGTCGATGAACGTCGGAAAAGGAATCTCGGTTTCTCGATATGGCACCAGAGTTTTGTCTTTTAGATAATCAACTCGATAGATTTTGATATGTGGGGTCAGCAGCGCATAAACCTCGGGGCACAAATTCAACAATGCGTTAACTTCCTTGCTTTTTTTACCATGATTGAGGAAAGAAATTAAGTTGCCGGGTGCCTTGTGGTCGTTACCAATTCGACCTATACGGGAGTAAGCCCGGCGGGCGCCAATTTCTGCATCCATCGCGTTTTTAGCTTTCGTAATGGGGCGAATATACTCTAACAAGAAACACTGTTCATTAAATGGCTTCAGTCCCGCTACATCCGGGCTGACGTGTGTCTTAGTAAATGGATCTCTAATCGCATCCGGGTCGCCCACAATGTCACCGGCATGCTTTTTATTCGCCAGTACTTCCTCAAAAACGTCGCTCAGAACATCCTTCATTCGTGCTGCTATACGTTGAGGATAACATGATGCGATAGCAGCGATAACTTCTACATTAAAGCGGATTAGACTGCCGGCGCCACCGGGGAGGAATGGCGAGTTCGGTCGGCTGGCGAATCTGTACTTTAACTCTTGCCTCGCGTCGGGGGGGTCCGATCCAATATAAATAATATTTGAGGATCTCCACTCCGCTTTGACATCGTTCCAGGCGTCAGCCATTCCGCTCGCGCCGAAGTCCTCATCGGGCACCTTATAATGAGTTTTTTCCGTGTGTCGAGTGGCTGACGTGTGTGGATTTAGTTTCTCACTCTCGAATTCGCTCGTGCCAATGCTCGAGTCGTTGCCTATTAGTTCTCTTCCTGTCTTCAACCAGAAATAGTTGCCGTCGCCATACAGATCCGCCTTGGTAGCGTTCAGTGGTACCCAATCGCCCTCCGCGTTTGGCGCAACTACCGGCAGCCATCGCCAACGACTACGGATGTTGTTGCCGACTGTATAGTATAATTCATATTTTGCTATAGGAGCCTTCCCGCTAACGAAGATGGCTTCAAAAGTGGCAGTGATAGGGCGCTCAAGAAATCGGGAGCTTGTTCCCTCTCGCGCGGGCTGATACGTCGGGCGATTGTCCCCATATCCAGCCCCAACCGTAAAAAGTCCAGTATTAGCAGCAGTATTAACGAAGGTGTACCAATCTATTGGCGTCACCTTCGTGGTGCACGGCGCGGTGGTCTCTGCCATATCCGGGGTTGGCCAACCAAAGAAAACAGGTTCTGCTGGAGAGCCATCGATCCAGCCCTTGGTATTCGGAAAGGAGCCGTTAGCTTCTTCATAAAAAATATCACCTAGATTTTCACCAATAACTCTAGTTCTTTTACCGGCGGCTCCGTCGCCCCAGAAGTTCTTTGAAAGATTTGTAAAGAGTCTGCTGGCAACATTGGTTTCCCACAAGCTATATAGGTGTACTCTGAAGTCGGGCATTTTGTAGGGGTCGACGAGTCTAATTTTACCTGTGAGTCCGCCGGTCGGGTTGCCCTCTGCATCGACTGCCTTTTCCATCGCCCAGTCAGGCTGATACGTATTTAAAAAAACATTTAATCTTTCAGCAACGTCTTGATCTGTTCCTTCATAAAGAAAATATTCATAAATATAGGTATCAACGATATCGTCGACGAACTGTCCGAGACCCGCGGTGGTGCTGTTACCCCCGGACTCCCCGCTGCCAATTTCTTCGCGGACTTCGGTAACCCTATTTGCTGAGCTTGCCATAAATTCAATCCCTTATATAAGTTAATATTTTTTCCAGGGGGAGAGGAATTCGAATCATATCCCCCAAAGATACGTTTGCCTCTGTGGGCTTCTGGTTATAGTGTGCAATCACCCACCAGTATTCGGGGTTGCCATAGTGTTTGGCTGCCAGTTTATAAAAACGATCGCCACTTGACCATATGTGGCGAACCTGGCTTAAGGTCTTGATCTCTTTTACGGTGGGATATCTTAAAACACCGCTTCCGTATTGAACAACGGATTTAAGTCCGCGCTTCTCCAGAAGGTGCTCGTATTCCTCTGCATCGTTTCGTACTAAAATTCGGTTGGCGTATCGGTTTATCATGGTGTTGTGATATCCTCTTCACCTGCTGCAGTAACGGGGCTCGCTGCTTCGTTTAGTCGGTTTTGTTGCCATGCTGTGAAACCAGTTGGGCCGCCTGGGCTTCCCGCGTTAATCCACGCTTGGAGGTCCGGCGGAGGGTTGCCTGCCGGCTCGACTGAGCCTCCTTGTCCCGTGGCTGCACCAGCGGCGGCGTTTGCTACGGTATCGTGCAGCAACGCCGCGTCGGACACTGAACCAAGTGAGCCGGGGGGAGAGCTGGGTCTGTCACCTCCTGAGCTTTCAACGGCGTGAGGGTAATCCTTTTGTGTTTTGTTTGATCCCCCAAAGGTTAATACATTTCCATCTTTTGTCCAGCCTGTCAGGTGAGTGTGCAACACCGTGAACTCTAGTTGTACAGTGTGATGCTGGTATGCCAAGTTTCCTCCTGTAGTAAAAAACGGACCATTATCGATGACGGGCTGGTAAATGAATCCTGCCAAGAACCCCACTAACTCCGCCCCCGTTGCAGCGTCTCTTACCAACCCGTTCCAGCTCATCTTAAGAAGAGGCGCGGCTTGCAAAACCTGACTGTTGCGCGAGGGTGTTCCGGGGTTCTTGGCAACGGGGTCCGAATAAACAGGATATAAGAATTGAGTCAGCTTATTAAGGTTTACTAAATTAGTGCGAGCCTCGTCGCCGTCGGCGGCGATGACATCAAAAGCCAGGGAAATGCGGCGACTTGTTTTCTGGAATGTGTATAGGTCATCCATACGACCATAAACTGGGGTTCCCGTCCATTGAGATTGGAAGTTGTCTGAAAAGCCCGTTACCCAACCCTTAAAACTAACTTTTTTGGCGGTAGGTATATGGGTAAAGTGAACCTGAAATATGGGATTGTTGATATTTCCTGGCTCTTCACTTGCTTTAGGCTGCTTATACCAGCTCTGAAGTGCTGCTTTTCCTGGATCTTCATCTTGAGCTGCCATATTTTATTACCCCTGATAGAACGGGCTTACTGCCTGTTTCCCTTGATGTGAATTTAAGGCTGCCACGATTTGTTTATTTAGTTCCTTCTCACCAATTTTAACCACAACATTTGTATTGCCGGATTCTGCGATGGCATCAACGATGGGCTTAACAATCATTTTCTGAAGCAACATGCCGCCGCCTGCAGCCAGCATGCCCATGGGTCCCATCATTCCCAGCATGCCCAGACCACCCATCTTTGCCAAAGCGCCGCCTTTCTTTGTGGCAATAAGATTATCTTTATTATCAATGGGGGTGACTCTTACGTCACCTGATGCGTTTCGGGTGATAACGCCGTCCTTGACTGGCGGCCCCATCTTGGTTGCACCATGTACTCCGGCGGCCAAGCCCAGGGCGGCTCCTACGACTGCGCCAACGACGTTGCCAATAACCGGAACGAAGGTGCCAATTGCAGCGCCCGTTAAGGCGCCGGCTGCCATCTTGCCCCCAATACTCGTTGCTTGTGCTTTTCCGGTTTCCCCCTTCTTCTGGTAGTGTTCTATACCCTTGTTGGTTGCCCAGTTAGTAGCCAGTCCGCCAGCCAGCAGTGCGCCGCCGCCGATCATCCCCGCGCGACCGGCGAGCATTCTGCCCCCGAAGCGACCGGATTTGCCCATCGCACCGCGTCCACCCATTCCGCCAGGACCCATGCCTCCGCGTCCACCCATTCCGCCAGGACCCATGCCGCCGCCGCCCCGGGGGGCAGTTGCGTTTGCGGTGGCTTGTGCTGCGGCTAATTGTCCATATGCTACAGCTAGCTTCTGTACCGCGCGGGCTTGGGCGATCGCGGCGCGTTGGGGTCCGCGTCCAAAAACAAGCTTCAGCAGCAGACCGCCGAGCAGACCGGCGCCGGCAATCCACTTAGCCATACCTTGGTTCTCTGTGATCCACTTAGAGATGCTATTGATCCAGCCAGAAAGCTTCTCAATTGCTGGACCCATTGCTATCACCAACGAATTAATGGCATCCTTAAGTTTGGTCATGATATCTCGGGCATCGCCTGCCTTTTTCGCCAATTCTTCTTGGCGCATGTTGTTCAGTTGTTGTGCCGGATCGAGGTCGTTAAGTGACTTCCGCAAGGTGTCGACATCTGTTCCTATCGCGGACGCAAATGCCTTTTGCTCGAACTTGTTGAGATCATCAAATACGACACCAGAGGCATCCATCGACTGTTGGATCATCTCCAGACGTTCTGACTCTGAAGCGTTGAGCATGTCGATTGAATTCAGGTAGGGTCCGCCCAAGAGTGCATTAAGCTTGCCGACTGCCATGCCTGCGCCTTCGAAGGTGTCGAATTTCTCGCCCACCAAGCCCAATAGCTCGTCAACGGACAAGCCGGTTGCCTTAGACTGTGCTTCAAGCTCTTTAAACACGTTTATCATGTTGGCGCCATAGAAAGCTAGTTTCGGAGCTGCCGATGCTAAGTCGGAAGCGATTTCGGTAACGGGCTTCCCAACTGATTCGGCTAGGGGAACAATGTTCAAGAGCATCTGTTCCGCTTCGCCAACGTTCATTCCCAACGATTTGGTTGCCTGGTTAAGAATCTGCGAGGATGTTTGTCCGGATACACTAAACTTCTCCATCAGAGCGGTGGTTGTAATTATGCTTTCCTGTTCGATTTTGGAGAGATTTGTAAAGTCGCGGAAGCCCGAGAAGAGATCGGTCGTTGCCTTTGCAGCATTCTCCGCATTTACGCCGTATGCCAGGTACTTCATTCCTGCGGCTTCAATAACTCTGTTATATTCATTACCGGCGCCGGTTGCACGCTTAAATTGTGCGGTTGATTTATCTAATGAATTCGCAAATGCGAGAGAATTGCTAACAATTTTGGCAAATACAGTCGTAAATATTGTTCCGTTTTTTATACCTTCTTTGAGACCTTTCCCAAATCCCTGAAGTTCTTTTGTACTAAGGGGAAGTACTCGCGCTAGCCCGTTGAGTTCCCCGCCAATTGTAAGAAGCTCTTTTCCCAGCTGTTGAGCTTTACCAGCGCCAGCTTCGAGCTGCGCATTTAGTTTTTGTTGTGTCTTGGCATACTCTTCCTTCTCTTTTTTCAGCTTTTGGATTTCTGCGAATTCTTTTTGATACTCTTCGCCCATGAACTCCATGGTTTGCAGAGCTTTAGTTTTCTCCCGTATCTCAAGGGCCAGCATCTCCATCTCGATGGCGTGCTTTTCTTTTGCTGTATCCGCCAATTCGCGTTCGAGAGCTAGTTGTTGTTTTTGCTGCGCAATCCTCTCGGCGCCGGTCACGTTGGTATTGATTCCGGATCCGTAATCTTCTCTGCCGCCTTCTGTGCCGGGTGATTTAGCAGCCCTCTCCATCGCCTGTGCGGCGCGCGCAAGCTGATTTATTAATTCATTAACTTTATCGTCGCTGATTGGCATCTCAGATTAGCCTCAATTCTTGAAAGGCCAACGCAAGCCCGTTTCATTTTCAAACGATTCAACAGACGACATAAGACGGTGACGATTAGATAATGTTCGAGAATCGTCGAGACCGTGCCTGACGTAACTGTCCATATATCTTTTCTCATTTTTAAGTGCCTTGAAGAAGGAGTCAATTTGTTCTTGAGTACCCCGAATGGTAGTGGGGATATCAAAGCCTGCATGGTACATGTCTATTAATAGCCTTCCCACATCGCGCGAGAATTGATTATAGAGTGCTTCATTTAGAGAGTTGTTATTCAGGTCTATAACGATTTTTTGTTTTTCCATGACGAGGTGCCTCAGTCTAAATAGTTCTCAAAAGAAAAAGACGTACTTTTGTACGCCCCAGACTTATTGAGATGCTTCCTCTTGCGCTTTGTTTTGTTCTTCGAAGTGTTGAACCAGTCTTTGGAGGAACCAGCGGCGCAATCCTGTCGGCAACATGTATGCCTCTTGAAACGACCAATTTCCATGTTGCTTGAGCATAAAAAACTCTTCATACATGGACTCTTGGTAACTAGAGGTCAGGCCAAAAAAAGCCGAGTGTGATCGGCACCTCCAATCGTTCCGCGTGATCACACGAATCGCAAGTGAAGTCACCATATAACTCTACATTTGGCATTGTTTCATCATATACGGCTCGGACTCTCCTAGAAAGCGCAACCGGCATTTGATCAGCAATCTGCGCGAGGGCACTTCGGTCGCTAATTCCGTTTACTGAGACCAAAATACTCCTAAGAATCTCCGTTACGTTACCAGTATCTTGTTTTAACTTTTTCCGGTTCTCAACTGTCTTAGTAATGCGTGCTTCATCGGCGCCGGTGAGCAATCGAATCTCCATTTGGATGGGAGGATCGAAATTACCCACTGTTAGGAGGAAATTGCCATTTTCGAGCATCGTAACATCCTCTTCCATGGAAGTTTCTTTCATTGTCTTCTCGGATAGGGAGAAATCTTTCTGATTTAGCGCGCCACAAGCATTACAAGTGATATCTGTGCTGTATCTATCGCCGAAGCCAGTCTGTCGAATGGCAATTAGCACTGCGTTCTTGTCGCCAATTAAAAGAGAATTGGGATCGATGGTTTTATCGACCAAAACGGACTGAATAAGTCGTTCCATCACAAGCCCCTTCTTAAGAAGGCTTTCAGATGTCAGAATATCCTCTTCTTTCGCGGTCATATGGCGAATTTCCAACACATCCGTATTATGAAGCGGATGGGAGGGAGGATAGAACTGTCCCTTGCTTGGTAATTCTACAAACTCCGTCGGAGTGGTAAAAGAAAAGATACTTGTGTCCTCCATATGTTTGGGCATTGGAGGAAGGGGTGCGGGCGTTTCGTCAGGAGCCCGCTTGGTCCTGTTGGAGTTTTTTCTACTCACATGTCACCTTCTTTCTGAGGTTAGGTTGCGTTGTGGAGCGTCATGGTAGCCATACCCACTTCATAGGTAGCCCAATCATACCGGAATTCTAATGAAACATTAAGGATTCCTTCATTATCATAATTTAGATCACCAAACTTTGCGGAAGTAATAAAGGCATTGTGGAGCTTCCAGGTGCCTAGGGTGCCACCACCACCAGACAACTCTTCAATCGAGACTTCCCCAAGTGTGATCGCTGCAGCGTTCTTATTGGGGGTACTGGGGTCTTGGTTTGCAAGAAAAATATCTTCCTGAATATCTGGCTGGAGGTATCCCATCTTCGTAAGAGCATCCATCATAATCTTGTTGCCGTCAGGACTGACTGCATTAACAATTTCCGCTGAGACGGCTCCCCACTCAACGATTCCAGGATAGTAATAGGTATTTCCCAGGAACTTATGAGGAGTGTTGCTGACCGTATAAGACGGCTTTGTGACCGACTTCGCAAGATAGTCTTGATAAGAGAAGTCTCCGTCGACGCTTGATAGCTCCGGAATTCTCAAAATAAATCTATGTTCGCGTTTCGGTTCTGATAGTGGGTTTGTCCAAAATGTCATTCTCTGTGTCTCCTGTTACGATCCTTATATTATATAGTGAGGGAGCGACAAAGCTCCCTCATTATTTTAATCGTCGAAAGATGCCCCCGTTCGTGTAATATTGAAGTCAATAGCAATGAATTCAATGGCTCGTGTGGGCTTCAAGAAAATCTGAGCGTATAAGATGTTCCGATCAATCAGTTCTGCAGTAGTGGTGGTCTCATCGAGAATCACTTTGTAGTCAGATAGACCGAAGTTGGTCTTAACATTCGCCAGGAAAGGGTTAACCTTAGAGGTAAACCGTGCCCACGTTGTCTTCACATTGGGATCGAAGAGAATCTGCGATGCCATTTGCGAAATGCGCTTCTTCACAAAGATCATCAGCCGGCGAACGTTAATGCGGTCGAGAGCCGATGGGGTGACCTGAAGCGTCTTCTGTCCGAAGATCACAATACCCTCTGCCGGGAACTTGGCAATTGGGTTGATGTTTGCTGCGTAGAGATCGTCGCGATCTTTACGGCGTAGCTGGTGTGCCACATCGATGACAGGGATACCAGCAGCGCCCTCGCTTAGTCCGCCACGATTAAACCCAGCTGGGGCGAACCACACCTGTGTCTTCCGCTGCGAGCTAGAGAAAGTCCCGATAGCTGCCACAGAAGGCGGTAACCAAACGAGAGTGCCGTTGATAGCATCTCTGGCACGTACCCACGGATAGAAGGTACAACCATAAGATGAGTTAAGTCCTCGTGATCGAAGTCCGTTCACAGCCTGACGAATTGTGCTGGCTGAGTTATTACGTGCTGCAGCCAATCCATCCTCACGCGGAGTATATCCGTTGGGGAGGTCAATGACTGCCAGCGCGTCAGCACGGTCTTCGCATGTGCGAACCAGATTGGTGGTTAGACCCTCATTGGTCAGACCGGGCATCGAAGCCACATTCATCTGCACCACCTCTGGGTCGGCAATTGAATCAATTGCGCGGCGGATGGTGTTAAAGGTGTAACTGTTACGGTCGTTAGGGGACACGGGGAAGACCCGGTTGCTGAAGGGGTCCATCTCAAGCACATCTGTGCCGTCGAACCCGCCATACATGGGAACCGTGAATCGATCGTATCCTGCATCTAAGACACCAGAAACAGCGCCAGAGGCATATGTGTAGGATCCGAATGGGGCGCCATTTGCTGTCACGGCATTGTGTGAGCCGCTGACCCAGACACCGCTTTCGCTGCTCGGACCCTGTGCGACGTCATCAAGCGTAAACTGCATGGAGCGTTCTGCCTGGGCATTTGCGACTGCAAACATGTTAGCAACCATACCGCCACGTGGGCGCAAAAGATCAATGTTGGAAGTATCGTATACTGTGCCGCCGGGTGTCTTGGTTGTCTGATAACCGAAGTAGGCATCCGTGCCGTTGCTGAGGTTGCCAGCAGACGCGCTTACGCGAAGCTCTGGTACCGGGTACAGGACGGATGCTGAGTATACGGTATTGGCCACGCTCTCTCCGCCAAAGACGAAGGTAGAACCCGTAGTTACATTCAATGGAAAATCGACCGGTAACGTAGTGTTCGAAGCTGTCAACCAGTTATCCGTACTGCCGCCGAAGCCGCTCGTCGCGTCCGAGCCGCGGGAGTCTTCATCGTTATACTTGACGATGCCGCGCCAGCCGAAGGGAAGTGCGGCTGCATCCGTCTGCTTGGCGGCAACGTCAGAAGCGACTGCCACACGAATGTAACTAGAATTGTTGTCATAATCTCCACGCTGGACGTATCGACGTTCGTCTTCACTCCACTCTTCATAGCGATCGCCGATCTTTCGGGCGACGTAATTTAAGGAATCCGGGTTAAGATCGCAATTGTTGAACTGCTCAACGACTCTCACAACGTTATCGGAATCACTGAGGTGTCGAATTACAACCGAGAAGGTTCCGTATTCGCTGGACTCATTTGTAGAGCGGGCAATGTCCTGAATTGAAATCTTGAGATTACGGTTGGACCAGTCTCCGGGTTCACCCAGAGCATGAAAAGTCATTAGTTCTACAGGTTCTGTCCCGGCGGATGGTCGGCTACTGATAATCGCGGGGGTTTGTGCTCCCTGGAGGGGTGCAAGATGATCCTCGCCCTGCAAACTGTTGGTGGCATCTTTAATCTCAACCACTGCTGCGAATGTAGTAGTCGAGGTGACATTTGCTGCCAAGTGACGGTCAAATGTCTCACCTAACCAATAGTATACAGGATTATTAGAAATTGTGCTGTTTGCTCGCTGTGGGTTTGTGTTAAACACTTTGCGGATGTAGCGGGAGTCGGCTTCGGTGAAGTTGAAAATAACCTCATCGGTTGTGGATCCGTCTGCAGCCTTGACGAGCGCTTTAAACTGCTTATCAACGCTGTTGTTCTCGGCGACTACTAAAGAAGACCCACTGACTTGACCGTCAGACCCGGTGGCAGCGATAAGGGAACCGTCGCCATCGAAAACACCTAAAGCACCGGACAACTCGATTTTAGTGTCCGCATGATTTGTGTAAAAAATGGCAGCTAGTGCGCCAGTCACGTTGTTGTTGTAGTCAGTCGATGCAGAGCCGAAGACAACAAGACCATAAGCCTTTTGGACATCCCAGCCGGCATTACCAGCCGTAGTGGAAGGTCCGCCGTTAGCTGTGGTTTGGTCGCCTAGGAGGCGGATATAAGTAAGGGGAGCGCTATTTCGGAGATATGCCTGCGCCGCATAGGCACCATACGTCGGGGCGCTGGTATTGTTACCTTCGCGCCACACATCACTGCCGGGGTCGCCGGAAGCTGGAATACCAAAAATATTAGTAAATTCTTCAAATGAATTAACGGTGACGGGCCGGAGTGCCGGTCCTTTTGCTGCTCGTCCGATGATAACCGGACCCTGTCCTGCCGGTGAAGCAGGGAGTTGGGAATTGTCTATCTCGTTGACGAAAACGCCTGGCGATACAAATCTATAATTTTTAACTGACATTCGATACGTTCTCCTACATTATGAAAATGTTCAAAGTAAATAGTGTTAAGTAGTAGCAATGGTATTATTCTCTATAAAATCCATCTTTAATGTTGTCGGGGATATCTCCCAGCACTGTTCTTTCTCGACCCATCTTAAATTCCACAGCGTTTTCTCGCCTTACAATCTTCGGTCTCTCTTGGTTGTCCCCTTCCCCAATCAAATATCCTAAGGTCTCGATATTAAGGGTGGTTTCGTAGTTCCGTTGAGCCATACCTAGGTTTGTTTTATTAGATCCCACGTTAAATGACCCATCAATAAAGATTTCATAGAAATGTCCTTCATTCTGAATGCGGCGCGGGGTGCGTGAGTTGCCGGGGACGGTCAAAAAAGGGCGAATTAATTCATTCAATTGCTGCTGGTATTCAGTACGAACTGTAATTTCGTATATCACTTTCACCCACACTGGAATCGGCATCGTAATGGTCTCATACACAGTCTTTGCGGTAGACATGTTGCGTTTATTCGTATTTTTCATTTTACTGGACACGTTCTTATTCGCGCCGTACTTTCTATTTGCTTCAGCGTTCTGAAATTCAGCTGTTTTCTTCTGATTAATATTGCGGGCGATTGTAATGGTGCCGCCCCGAGCGTCGTCAACCGGATAGAGGTTGGCATACACGGTTCCTTTGAAGTTGGGCTCTTTCGTAACGGAGGCTCGGTTAACAGTGATAAGGGGCAAGATCAAAGTTTCTTCCTTGTCCCGCAAATCCTTGTTATGCTTAATCTGATATGCGCGTTCGGCTGTTACCCAGAGGACGGGCACCTTTTTGAACCCTTCGTTGGTCGTAATAGATAAATTTAAATCGTCATCAATAAACTGAAGCATGGCTCCATCAATGGTTTCCAAGTTAGAGGGCGCGAATTCAATTTCATGAAGTTTTTCCGCAACTTTCTTATCGCCAATGTAATCATATTGATCAGCTTTTTTATTCTGGATCTCTTCTTGAGTTCGCTTACTTCGAGACATGGTTTTTATCCTACAAAGATGCCGGTGGGCACATTAGATAGAACTTTCTCGGCGGCGTCCTGCATTCCCGAATCGAGAGTCGCTAACTTGTCATATGTCGTCTCGTCTAGGATAGCCTTTAGTTCTGCTCGAAGAGAGTCTTGCTCTGATTTAGATTGCGACAGAAGATCAGCTGCATTGAGAGTAACACTTTCGCCTGGAATTGGCACAGTTGAAAACTTGCCGCGGATTTGTCCCAGCATTTCTTTTGTCAGAGCTAGGGCAAAACGTCGGATCCATTGCTTGCCGATTGAATTAATACTCTCATAAGGTATATTCTGGAATGGCAGCGTATTGAGGTTATTAACTCCTCCCACACCGGTCTTGGCCCTGTCAGACTCTTCCCACGGCTCAAATTCTCGTTCAATTGTGAACTGAACCCAATAGTTATCAGGGCTTGTTGCGTCTGGCTTGGGGAAGATGCGCAGTCTATTGTCATAAATTTCATATGAATAGTGAGAAATTCGCACATTTAATGCATCTTCATAGGCAATTGCCTGAAGCTTGTTCTGCCAAGTGGGAACGATTTCAAAAGTTGAGTCGTCAGCATACTGACCATATGTACGCATATTACCAACAACCGAAAATCCTCCATAATAACCATAAAAGCGCCACATGGCTCGTGGCGTCTTAAAAAAGACCTTACGGATAACAACTCTCTTATCTTTCACCTTTCCATAGAAAGCTGATCCAGTATCAGTTGCCGAAGAAGCAGAAATAATCGTTTGAAGATCATAATCTTGCTGCTGGGGGACCATTGTTACTGATGCCGAATAGATCGGAACAATGCCTCCCATGCCTGTTTCTGTCGCAAGCCCCTCAGATATTCGTCGCACATACCCATAATCAAAACGTGGGTACCGCAGCTCTATATTAGATCCCGAAAGGGCAGAACCGGAAGCCAGTTGACCATCTTGATCAAAGGATCCGGTGGAAGCCCCCAGATAAGACGAGAGAGAGTTCTTGCTCTGGTGGAGGTTCACAAGGTACGAATATTCTAGGATAGCTTCTTCGTAAGCAGAATAGACATTCCCCTCAGTTAGCTCGATGTCAAGAACATCTCCTCCTAGTTTCTTATAAGTATAGGCTACTTGATCTGCTGCTCCTGACAGAAACGCTGTCGAGCTAGCATAAATACCAAACGGAAGGGTTGCAGCAACACTGGTTGTGGTGCCCGTGACAGGCAGGATATTGGCATTTGATGTTGATGCAGGATTAAGATTAGGGATTGCCATTTAGATTTCCTCGATTAATACACTACTAAATAGAAAGCCCCGCCTCAAAAGAGACGGGGCTTTAACTATTTTGACCTTACGCCAGAGCGTATTAGCTTACAAGATCCTGAACGATCACTAAGCCATACATATCCGGACGAACCATCTTCTTGGCGTATCGAGTCATGACTCCCTTACGGGGCACGAAGTCTTCAACACCGAAGATCGTAGGTGTGGTCTGCAGCGGCACATAAGGTGCATACACATAGCCACTCTCAAGGAAGCTACTTCCACGACGTCCAACCAACATTAGGTTACGCGGGAAATAAGGATCGACAAGAATGTCGAACTTCTTCGAAATGGAACCAACCTTCACAGCGCCCGCGTCTCCACGGTCACTATCGGCAGTCACATTGGCACGGAAGCCAGCCGTGAACTCAAGGATGTTAGCAATCTCTGGGGATGTAACCACAAAGTTTGCCGCACCACGAAGAGTCTTACGGTGGATCTGAGCCGAGACATCATTGATGGTCTCAATGAGGGTCTCATACCACTCACTCACGTTACCCGTGAAGTCAACAGTAGCAGCAAGGGCGGTACCAGTCTCGCGATTCAGGAAGGTTCCTGGATTACGCGACCAGTAACGAACACCAGCAGCCGAACCGGCGACGAGGTCCTCAAGGATCTCGCGGTCGATTTCAAGAGCAATCTGCTCAGACAGAATCTGAGTAAGCTCGACTTCAGCGTCAAGGTTGTGGTAGGCGTTAAGATCTTGTCCTAACTCCGGGGTCCACTTAGCCTTGAGCTTCTTGGTAACCGCGGTGACTGCCACGGAGTCGACCTTGATGTCGATCTCAGGGATATCACCACTGTTCTCAAGTCCCCACGTGTTGGTACCGATAACGGAACCGAGGGCATCGCCACCGGTGAAGTTATCAGTAATCGGCATGGAGAGCGCACCGTCTTGGTCGACCTGCGCAAGGAGGAGGGCAGCACCAATTTCAAGGTTTTCTTTGTTCTCAGTGGCGGCAGAGCCGGAACTGAGAAATACCAAACGAGCGAGCTGATTGGGAGCAACCAGTTCACCCTGCGCATCTCGCTTCAAGTCAGAGAGACGCTGGATGAGGCGGATCTGTCCAGTGGTGGACGAACCGGTCATCGCGATAGCAACAAGATCCTCACGGTTAAACTGTGTTCCAGTCATATCGAACTCTAAGACATAGACGAAAGAACCAGAAGTCAGGTCAGGGTCGAAGCGCAGAATGCGATCAACAGCACCAGAGACCGTAAGGTCTGCGGCATTGCCGTTGCCGGCGTTGTTGCATGGCAATACAGCTTCGGAAACCTTGCCATTGTCACCGACAACTCCGGAGAAAACCAGAGCGAGGTCGGCAGCAAGGACAGAGCCTGTCGGAGACGAGTAGCCGTTGCGCAAGTTGTATGCGCCGCCGGCGCTTGTTCCGTCAGCACCATCCAAGTTAACACCGCCAGTGATCTCGCTTGCGACGCGAGCGCCACCGTAGAGCGACTGCCCCACTTCGAAGCCGCCGCGGAGCGTGCCGACAGTGTTAAAGTTGACGTTACCACCAAAGGTGAAGTCAAGGAAGAAGATGAGACCACTAGGGAGACTCATCGGCTGAACGCTAACGAGATCGTTGGCGAT